AAAAGATGCAGATTTAGAATTATTAATTTATTTAGATTGTAAAGAAAGATTTACACGACAAGAGTTTATAGATGGTGCTTACACGTATTCATGGGATAAACAAAGATGGGAGAGATTACGAAGTGCGGGTTGGATAGAAGTATGGAGACATCGTAACAGAACAACTATTAAATACTCTGTGTTTAAAACCTCGTTTAAGTGCTCTCAATTAATAAGCAGAATATATAGGGTATTGTTAGGCGAAGAAGATCTTCCAATATCAGAAAGAAGTATATTTTTTAATAATAAATCGTATACAGATAAAGTTTATAATAAAGCTATAGATGATATGATTAAAGATAAAGATAGATAATATGGCATTTAAAATGAAAGGTTTTGAGTTTTTTGATTCACCAATAACTAAAAAAATCGTAAAGAAAGATAAAGAGTTTAAAGCTTGGGCGGATAATGAATTAAAGAACAACGCTAGTAACTGGACTAAAGGTGGTAATAATATAACTTGGGTAGATAGTAAAGGTAGAAGTTTAAGACAAGTGTATGAAGGGGTAAAAAGAGAACAAAGAAAATTATAACATGGGATTTAAACTAGGAACAGGAAAACAACCATACGCCGTTAACGGTGAAATTAAAAGGAAACTTTCTTTTGATAAAGAAGGTGGAGATTCAGATATATCTGTGCCAGGTACACCTATTATTAGAAAAAAACTAGAGCCTAACGTTAGAGGCGAGGCAAACATGGACGGTAGTATTTATATAAGCAATAAAATAACACCTGGTAGTTTTGAAGAAAAACAAGTTATAAACCACGAAATGCGCCACGCTACAGACATGAGAACAGGTAAGCTAGAGTATGGAGACGATTATGTTAAGTATAACGGCGACACTTTTATTAGGCAAACAATAAACGGTAAAGACATGATAAATATATATGGCGAGTGGAAAGAAGCTGGTGACACTGGTTTTCCTTGGGAAGATGACGCTAATAATGGTTATGATGCAAATATTTAAAGATAACAACGATTGGAACGAAAAATCTATTATAGGCTTTATTGCATTTGCAATAATGTGTGTAATAATGATAATGGATCTGGTTACTGGTTATTTTGGTAAAGATTTAGTAATTAATGAATTTGTATACGATTCATTTGTATTTGTAGTACTAGGGTGCTTCGGTATAAGTGGTGTAGAAAAATTCGCAAAAAAATAAAATTATGGCATTTAAAATGAAAGGATCTCCTTATCCTAAAGTTATGAATCAAGGTAAACTAGGTAATCAATTAAAACGTTTTCAAAACGATTTAAGAAACGCCAAAGATGAAGAAACAAAAAGAAAGATAAAACTAGATATCCAAAGCACTATGGAAGAAATGCAGGCTGCGGGTATGTCTATAGAACAAATAAAAAACATAGGAGGAAACGCATAAATAAAATTAAATGAGTATTTTAGGAAAAATATTTTCAGGAGGAGCAAACGATTTAGTAAAAAGTGTAGGCGGTGTTATAGACAACTTACATACGTCTAAAGAAGAAAAGCTTGAGGCTGAAAAACAAATTAAAGATATGATAATGGGTTACGAAGCAGAAATGCAAAAACAAGTAACCGAAAGATGGAAGGTTGACATGAACAGTGATTCATGGCTTTCTAAAAACATTCGACCAATGACACTTATATTTTTAGTAGTATCTACAGTATTAATAATATTTATTGATGCTGGAGCTATTACTTTTGAAGTTAAGTCTAGTTGGATCGATTTATTACAATTAGTATTAATAACGGTTATTGGTGCCTATTTCGGCGGACGTAGCCTTGAAAAAGTAAAAAAATAAAATTATGGGACAAAATTCAACACAAGTAGCTTATGGTTTTGGCCAATTTGGATCGACGTTTTTAAAAGGCGACGGTGCTAAGTTGTTGTTAAACGCTGCTACAGCTAAATACTATGTTTGCGCTATTACAATGGTAACAGATGTAACTTTTCAAACTTTAGAATCTCTTGACGGTGGTGTTAACATGGGTATGGGTGATACTGCTTTTGTGGGAACTGAAACGTTAGCGGTAGACACTATGTGGAACGCGGCCGCGGCAGACACAACAGCTGAAACCAACGAAGACTCTGATCCAATAGCTACTGCAGATACTTTTCCAAAAGGTATGACTATATATGGTATGTGGGATAATGTAGAGTTAAATTCTGGATCTGCTGTAGTTTACGTAGCACCAAGACCAGATTATAGAAATAGAGCATAATGTTAGGGTTAGGAAATACATTAACGGGGGGAGCTCCTTCACCAGAATTTACACCCGCTAGTATATCAAGTTTAGATATTTGGTATGACTTTTCTACTACAACAGCTAGTGATGGTTCTGCTTTTAGTACTCACGCTAATTTAGGTGACGCTGGTTCTAATTATAACTTAGCCTCTCACGCTAGCGCAGCTAAAAAACCATCAGTAGATACATCTACATTAAACGCTAGATCTGCTTCTTTTGATGGTGGTGATTCTTTTATTTTAGATAATCCTTACGCAACAACAGGCGAAACGTTTACCGTTTTTTGGGTTATCAAGAAAAATAATGTTAGTGAATCTGATGTTCTTATCGCCGGTACAGAAAGTAGTCCTATAAATCAGATTAAATTAGCTACGGCAAACGCTATAACGATACAATTTAACGGAGAAGTTGATTCAGATAGTGACAACAGTGCTGTTAATTTATTTGTTAACAACACAAATAACAGCACGGCTAACGAACCTTTTACAACAGCTACTAATATTTACGTATTAACTAAAACAGCTGATGAAACTGTAAAACTATACAGTAAAGACAATTTTGTTGGACAAGCTACAGCTAATGAAAGTGGAGATGAGACTACTAATCTTAGATTTGAAAGAATTGGGGCAGAATCCGATAGTGGTAGCGCTTTAACAGCGCATATTGGCGAAATGGGTATATACAACGCTGTTATTTCAGATGCAGATAGAAACAGCTTAATTAATCATTTAAAAACTAAATGGGGATTATCATAAACAATTATTAACAATTAAATTTAATAAAATGGCAAAAACAAAAACGGCGGAAAAACCGTCAAAAATTACAAACGAAGAATTAAATAAAGTACAATCTACAATAAACGACATAAATAGAGTTCAACTAGAAATAGGTAGCTTTGAGTCTAAAAAACATAGTTTATTGCACCATGTATCTATTTTACAAGAATCATTAGGTGAAATGCAAAAAGAATTTAATGATAAATACGGTACATCTGATATTAACATTCAAGACGGTACTATAAATTATACAAAAGAAAATGGCAAAGTTAATAAGAAAAATTAGTATTGGTAAAGACTACAAAAGCGACGCGATGCATTACGCTGTTGGTCAAGAAGTTTACGGTGGACATACTATTTGTGATATAATAGAAGAAGAAGACAAGTTTTCTATTTATATTAAAAAAGGTCTAGACGTTTTACCTTGGAAAGACTTTAATAAAAATATGGCCGTTTCTGTAGAATATAACTTAGAGTATTAATGAAAGCTCCTTTTGACTTTGTTATAGAGCCAAAAGGTAATAGATATAATAATACTAAAAAAGTTGGTGATAAAAACCTTATTGTTAACGCTGAAATATATAATCACCAATTTGTAAATAGAGAAGCTATTGTTAAATCTATTCCTACAGCTTTTAAAACCAATATAAAACCTGGTGACACCGTTGTAGTGCACCACAACGTATTTAGACGTTGGCACGATATGCAGGGCAACGAAAAGAACAGTAGAAGTTATTTTAACGAAAACACATATCTTGTAAAACCAGATCAAGTGTTTTTATATAAAAGAAATAATAAATGGCGAGCTACAGACGGGTATTGTTTTGTGCAACCAATAAAGCAAAGAGACAAACTAAAACCAGGCAAAGAAGAAGATTGTATAGGTGTAGTTAAATATACTGATGGTGTTAATGACATTGGTGCTCTTGTAGGGTTTACACCTTTTTCAACTTACGAATTTATAATCGATAGTAAAAGATTATATAGGGTTTTAAATAAATTTATTACAATTAAATATGAATATCAAGGAAACGAAGAAACGTATAATCCAAGCTGGGCAAAAAGCAGTTGATGAATTAATTAAAGTAGCTAAAGAGGCCATTGTTGATTCAGATGATGATATTTCTGCTGATAGATTAAAGAACGCTGCAGCTACTAAAAAACTAGCAATATTTGACGCGTTTGAAATACTTAACAGAATCCAAGAAGAAGAAAACTTGCTTGAGGGAAAAGCACCTGAAGAGAGAAAGGAAAAAATCTTTAAAGGATTCGCAGAAGGTAGATCTAAATAATGTACGAGCAAAATTTAGTTAAGGCTGTAGAGCCTATAAAAAACACAACTGTAACACGTATGAATCGTGGTAAGAAATGGAAGTACGGTTACAATAAAGAGCATGATTTAATTGTATTATCTCATAATGGTGTTATTGGTGATATCATAGAGATACAAAATTTAATTATAGCGCTGCCTAAACCACCTAAAGAAATATATAAACATCCAGACAACAAGTGGGTTAAGCAAGAGTATCCTAAAGAGTTACAAAGGATTAAAAATATATTTGATTGGAGGGGTTATCCGGAAAACAACAAAGAAAAATGGTACGATTATATAGATGAAGAATTTAGAAGACGAGAAGAAGGCTTCTGGTTTGTTAATAATGGTAAACCAACCTGGATAACCGGCACGCACTATATGTATTTACAATGGAGCAAAATAGACGTAGGTGCTCCTGATTTTAGAGAAGCTAACAGGTTATTTTATATATTCTGGGAAGCTTGCAAAGCAGATAAAAGATGTTACGGTATGTGTTATCTTAAAAACCGTAGATCTGGCTTTTCTTTTATGTCTAGTGCGGAAACAGTTAATTTAGCTACTATATCAAGTGATAGTAGATATGGGATACTTTCTAAAACAGGTAGTGATGCTAAAAAAATGTTTACAGATAAAGTTGTGCCAATATCGGTTAACTATCCTTTTTTCTTTAAACCAATACAAGACGGTATGGATAGACCTAAAACAGAATTAGCCTATAGGGTACCAGCTAGTAAGTTTACACGAAAAAAAATAACCGCTAACGAAAAAGTTGAAGAATTACAAGGACTAGATACAACTATTGACTGGAAGAACACGGGAGATAATAGTTATGATGGTGAAAAGCTAAACTTGTTAGTACACGATGAAAGTGGTAAATGGGAAAGACCTGATAATATATTAAACAACTGGAGAGTTACAAAAACATGTTTAAGATTAGGTAGTAGAATTATTGGTAAGTGTATGATGGGTTCAACTAGCAACGCTCTTGATAAAGGAGGTGATAACTTTAAAAAATTATATTATGATTCCGATGTCACAAAAAGAAATAGAAATGGACAGACAAAAAGTGGTTTATACTCTTTGTTTATCCCAATGGAATGGAACTATGAAGGATTTATTGACCAATTCGGACTTCCTGTTTTTACTGACCCGAACAATGATATTATCGGACCAGATGGAGAACTAATAGATATAGGTGTTATTAATCATTGGGAAAACGAAGCGCAAGGTTTAAAACAAGATCAAGATGCTTTAAACGAGTTTTATAGACAATTCCCAAGAACTGAAGAACACGCGTTTAGAGACGAAGCAAAAAATAGCATATTTAATTTAGTAAAAATATACGAACAAATAGATTATAATGACGGTATAGGTAATACCGCTAATGTTAATACAGGAAATTTTCAATGGGTTAATGGCATTAAAGATACACAAGTTATATTTTACCCAGACCCCAAAGGTAGATTTAATATAAGTTGGACGCCACAACCGCATTTACAAAATAAGATTATAATAAAAAACGGAATAAGACATCCTGGTAACGAACACATGGGCGCTTTTGGATGTGATTCGTATGATATATCGGGAACAGTGGACGGTAGAGGATCTAATGGGGCTTTGCATGGACTTACTAAATTTAGCATGGAAGACGCTCCACCAAACCACTTTTTTTTAGAATACATAGCGAGACCTCAAACGGCTGAAATATTTTTTGAAGATGTGTTAATGTCTTTAGTGTTTTATGGCATGCCGTTACTTGCAGAGAATAATAAACCTAGATTACTGTATTATTTAAGAAGAAGAGGTTATAGGGGTTATTCAATGAATAGACCTGATAGAATTTGGAATAAATTATCTACAACTGAAAAAGAAATAGGAGGTATACCAAATTCAAGTGAAGACATTAAGCAAGCTCATGCAGCGGCTATAGAAATGTATATACAACAATATGTTGGTCATTTAGGTGACGGTAACTATGGTAATATATATTTTAACAAAACGTTAAACTATTGGGGTAAATTTGATATTACAAAAAGAACAAAGTTTGACGCATCAATTAGTTCTGGTTTAGCAATAATGGCGTGTAATAGGCATTTATATAGACCAAATGCTAAAGTAGAAAAACCAAAATTAAACATAAGTATTTCTAAGTATAAGAATACTGGTAATACGTCTAAAATAATAAAATAAAAATATGGCAGAGTCTGTTGTAAATAAATATTTTCCAAGTCAAGTAGTTAGTGACGCTGAAAAGCTTAGTTATGATTACGGTTTAAAAGTAGCTAAAGCTATAGAGTCAGAGTGGTTTCATCAAGATAAAGGATACACAAGACACACAACTAATCAAAACAACTTTCACACACTTAGATTATACGCTAGAGGAGAACAATCAATCCAAAAATATAAAGATGAGTTATCTATAAACGGAGACTTATCTTATCTTAATTTAGACTGGACCCCAGTCCCAATAATTCCAAAATTTGTAGACATAGTAGTAAACGGTATATCAGAAAGATTATATGATGTAAAGGCTTATTCTCAAGACCCATACGGTGTCGCTAAAAGAACAGAGTACATGCAATCAGTGCTCGGTGATATGGCTACTAAAGAAATGAACGATTTTTCTATGGAAAACTTTGGTGTAAACTTGTATCAAAATGATCCTGAAACTTTACCTGAAACAAAAGAAGAATTAGAGTTGCACATGCAGTTGACTTATAAGCAAGCTGTAGAAATAGCAGAAGAACAAGCTATTAATGTTTTAATGAATGGCAACAATTACGATTTAATACAAAAAAGATTTTATTACGATCTAACAGTCTTAGGTATAGGTGCTGTTAAAACAAGTTTTAATACTTCAGAAGGTGTAACTATAGATTATGTTGATCCAGCTGACTTAGTTTACTCTTATACGGAATCTCCTTATTTTGAAGATATTTACTATGTTGGAGAAGTAAAAACAATACCTATTAATGAATTAGCAAAGCAATTTCCACATTTAACGCATGAAGACTTAGAAGAGATAATAAGTAGTAAATCAGCCTATACTAGTAACTACAACGGAGGTGTAAACACAGATAAAGAAATAGATAATAATACCTTGCAGGTTTTATATTTTAATTATAAAACTTACATGAACGAAGTTTACAAAGTGAAAGAAACTAGTTCTGGAGCTGAAAAAGCTATTGAAAAAGACGATCAATTTAATCCACCTGAAAACATGGAGGGAGGATACTCAAGGTTACAAAGAGCTATAGAAGTTTTATATGAAGGTGCTTTAGTTTTAGGCACTAATAAATTACTAAAATGGGAAATGGCTAAAAACATGATACGCCCTAAAAGTGATTTTACGAAAGTAAAAATGAATTACTCTTTAGTTGCTCCAAGAATGTATAAAGGTAAAATTGATTCTTTAGTGAAGCGTATTACTGGTTTTGCTGACATGATACAATTAACACACTTAAAGCTTCAACAGGTTATGTCACGTATGATGCCTGATGGTGTTTATTTAGACGCGGACGGTCTTGCTGAAATAGATTTAGGTAATGGAACAAATTATAATCCACAAGAAGCTTTAAATATGTTTTTTCAAACAGGTAGTGTTATTGGAAGAAGTATGACTTCAGAAGGTGATATGAATCCTGGTAGAGTACCTATACAAGAAATAACTAGCTCTGCTGGTGGTAACAAAATGCAAGCTCTTATTGGTAACTATAATTATTATTTACAAATGATAAGAGACGTAACCGGATTAAATGAGGCTAGAGACGGTAGTATGCCTGACGCAAAAGCTTTAGTAGGTGTACAGAAAATAGCAGCAGCTAATTCTAACACAGCAACTAGACATATATTAAACTCTGGTTTATATTTAACCACTCAAGTAGCTGAGTGTTTGTCTTTAAGAATATCTGATATTATTGAGTATTCACCAACAAAAGATGCTTTTATACAATCTATTGGCGTGCACAATGTTGCTACGTTAGAAGAAATGGCAAGCTTGCATTTATATGATTTTGGTATATTTATAGAATTAGCTCCAGATGAAGAAGAAAAAGCATTATTAGAAAATAATATACAACAAGCTTTAGCTCAAAAAAGTATAGAACTAGAAGATGCTATTGATTTAAGAGAAATAAAAAATATAAAATTAGCTAACCAGTTGTTGAAAATAAGAAGAATAAGAAAATCAGAAAGAGATCAAATGATACAACAACAAAATATACAAGCTCAATCTGAAGCTAATATGCAAGCTCAACAAGCTGCAGCACAAATAGAAATGCAAAAGCAACAAGCTATAGCTCAATCTGAAGCGCAACTAGAGCAAATGAGGGCTCAAATGGAGTCACAAAAACTATTACAAGAAGCTGAAGTTAAAAAACAACTAATGGAGCAAGAGTTTCAATACAACATGCAGCTTAGAAGTATGGATATGCAAACAGTCATGGAAAGAGAAAAAAGTAAAGAAGATAGAAAAGACGAAAGAACAAGGATTCAAGCAACTCAACAGAGTGAGCTTATAGACCAAAGAAAAACTGAAAAACCACCTAAAAACTTTGAATCAGCAGGTAATGATATAGTTAGCGGTGACTTTGGTTTAGGGGCTTTTGAACCTAAGTAAACAATTTTATTAATTATATAATATTTTATTATGGAAGAAAACAAAAAAGAAGAGGTGGCTCAAGAAGCTAAGACTCAAGAAAATCCTAAAGTAGAAAACGAAACAGGTAAATTAAAAATAAAAGCTAAGCCAAAAACAAAAAAGTTTAGCCAAGATGTAAGTGAAATAACAAAAATAGATTTAACTAAAGACCCAAAAGAAGAAGGTATTAATAAAGAAAATGAAACCAAAAAACAAGCTGAAGAAGATAAAGTTGACGAAGCAAGAGTGGTTGAGGTTGATAATACCGAAGCCGATAGGCCCTCACAAGAACAAAAAGAAGTACAGTCGGAAAACGAAACACAAGAAACTCCAATAGTAGAAGAAGTAACAGCTGAAGAAAAAGAAGAGGTTGAAGAAATAAAAGAAGAAGTTAAAGAAGCTGTAAAAGAAGCTGAAACCACTGGAAAAGAAATACCGGAAAACATTCAAAAACTAATGGAGTTTATGGAGCAAACTGGTGGGCAAATAGAAGACTATGTTAAATTAAATAAAGATTATTCTAAAATGGATAATCAAACTTTACTAAAAGAATATTATTCTCAAACAAAACCTCATTTAGATTCAGAAGAAATAAACTTTATGATGGAAGATTATTTTTCTTATGATGAGGAAATAGACGAAGAGAAAGAAATAAAAAGAAAAAAATTAGCTTTGAAAGAGCAAGTTGCTCAAGCAAAGCAACACTTGGAAAGTGTAAAATCCAAATACTACGAAAAGGTTAATTATAGCCCAAAGTTAACTAAAGAACAACAAAAGGCAATTGATTTTTTCAATAGATACGACAAGGAATCAAAAGAGCAGCAAGAGGTGGTTGAAAAACAACATAAAACGTTTTTAAATAAAACTAATAATGTTTTTAATGATAATTTCAAAGGTTTTGAATATAACGTTGGAGACAAAAGATTTAGATATAATGTTAAAAACGCCGATGATGTTAAAAACACTCAAAGCGACATTAATAATTTTGTCAAAAAGTTTTTGAACAAAAACAATGAAATGGAAGACGCTAAAGGGTATCATAAGTCGATGTTTACGGCTATGAACGCTGACGCTATTGCTAATCATTTTTACGAACAAGGTAAAGCTGATGCTTTAAAACAAAGCGTAGCTAAATCTAAAAATATCAACATGGATCCACGACAACAACACAGTGGTGAAGTTAATGTTGGTGGAATAAAAGTAAAAGTGCTAGGTGATAATTCTAATGATTTTAAGTTTAAAATTAAAAACAATAAATAACAATTTAAAATTACAAAATTATGGCAATAACTGCAGGAGGTAGTTTAAATAGTGTTGCGATCCCACAAAAACAAGCAACAACTTCAAACTATCTAGATTTAGCGGGAACAGCAGATCAAGGCTGGGCCCAACAATACTTACCAGATCTTATGGAGAAAGAAGCTGAAGTGTTCGGTAGTAGAACAATTTCAGGATTTCTTTCACAAGTAGGAGCTGAAGAGGCTATGCAAGGGGATCAAGTAGTATGGTCTGAGCAAGGTAGATTACATTTATCTTATAACGCTCAAATTAAAGACAACAACGCTGGTATTACTGGTGGTGGTGTTAAAATTGAAATATTAACTGATATTGATGGTGCTGATCCAGGAAGTGACCACGGTGTAAGAGTTAACGATACTGTTATCGTTGCTAGTTCTACTGAGGTTATCAAAGGATTAGTTACTGAGGTTTCAACTGTGTTTATTGAGGTAGAGCCTTATGGTGCTGCTACTTCTGCATCTACAGATGATGATCTTTGTACTGTATTAGTTTATGGTTCTGAATACGCAAAAGGTAAGCAGTACATCGCTGCTGACGGTTCTACAGCTACTGATTCAAGAGGTGCTAACGAGCCTGTTTTCAAATCTTTTTCTAACAAACCAATCATCTTAAAAGATTACTACGAAGTAACTGGTTCTGATACAGCTAGAATCGGTTGGGTAGAAGTATCTGCTGAAGATGGACAAAGTGGTTATATGTGGTATTTAAAAGCTGCATCTGATACTAGATCAAGATTTGCTGATTATTTAGAAATGTCAATGCTAGAAGGCGAATTAACTGCTTCTGATGATGCTGCGGACTTCTTAAGTGCTAATGATGCTTATCATGGTACTCAAGGTTTATTCGCTGCTATCACAGCAAGAGGTAATAAAACTTCTGGTGTAACTGGCGTAAACGCTGCTACTGATTTAGCTGAATTTGATGCTATTTTAGCTGAGTTTGATAATCAAGGTGCTATTGAAGAAAACATGATGTTTGTTAACAGATCAACTAGCTTAGCTATTGATGATATGTTAGCTTCAATGAATTCTTATGGAGCTGGTGGTACTTCTTATGGAGTATTTAACAACTCTGAAGATATGGCGCTTAATTTAGGTTTCTCTGGTTTCAGAAGAGGTTCTTATGACTTCTACAAATCTGACTTCAGATACTTAAATGACAAAGCTACAAGAGGAAGTATCAACTCTATAGCAGGTGCTAACGCTATAAGAGGCGTTATAGTACCAGCTGGTACTTCTACTGTTTATGACCAACAGTTAGGTAGAAACATGAGACGTCCTTTCTTACACGTAAGATACAGAGCTTCTGAAACTGACAATAGACGAATGAAGTCTTGGGTTACAGGTTCTGTAGGTGCTGCTACATCTGCTTTAGATGCAATGCAAATCCACATGTTATCAGAAAGATGTTTAGTTACTCAAGGTGCTAACAACTTTATGTTGATGGTTTAGTACTTTAACTTAAAAGAGTCGAGGCTTCGGCCTCGGTTCTTTTATTTTTATTAATTTTATTATATATTATATTATGGCAAAAAAAGAAACAAAAACAAAAGTAGAAGAAACTACACAAGTAGCTTCTGAGGTTATTGAGACAGTTGTTGATACAACTACAGTTGAAAAGCCTAAAACAAAAAGAACTGAACCTAAGTTTAAAAAACTAAATGATGGTTGGGAGATTAAAGATAGAATGTACAATTTAAAAGGTAAAGATAAACCATTATCTTTTCTTATAAAAGGTACTGATATTTTTTGGTTTGACGAAGAAAAAGGTTACGAAAGAGAATTAAAGTATTGTGAAAACCAAAGAACTTGTTTTGTTGATGAAATGAAAGGAGAGCAAAGATTATCACATATTATATTTAGAAGTGGTAGTTTATTTGTACCTAAGAACAAAACAACTTTACAAAAATTACTTTCTTTATACCATCCTCATAAAGGTGTTTTATACGAAGAGTGGCAACCTGCTAAAAACGCAGCTGAAGAAATTGACATGTTAGAACTTGAGGTTGAAGCTTTAGTCGCTGCTAAAAATATTGATATTGATTTAGCAGAAGCTATAATGCGTGTAGAAATTGGTTCTAGTGTATCTAAGATGACATCTAAGGAACTTAGAAGGGATTTATTAGTGTTTGCTAAAAGAAAACCTAATTTGTTCTTAGAACTAGCCGCTGATGAAAACGTTCAGCTTAGAAACTTTGGTATAAAAGCCGTTGAACTAGGAATTATTAAACTTTCTAACGATCAAAGAAACTTTGTATGGGGATCTAACAAAAGAAAGTTAATGACCGTTCCTTTTGACGAACATCCATATACAGCTTTAGCACATTGGTTTAAAACTGATGAAGGTATGGAGGTGTATCAAAATATAGAAAAAAGATTAAAAGATTAATCAAACTGTAGTGGTATTCGCCCTACGGGGCGATTACTAACTACAATTAAAAACAAATTATGGTAAACGTAAACACTGTATATCAAAGAGTTTTAGCATTGGCTAACAAAGAGCAAAGAGGCTATATAACACCTCAAGAGTTTAATCTGTATGCTAACCAAGCTCAAATGGATATATTTGAACAATATTTTTATGATATAAATCAATTTGGTAGGATTAAGGGTAACGAAAAAATGTATTCTGATCCTATTGATATTTTAGAAGAAAAAATTGGAGCGTATCTTATAAGTAAAACTTTAGATAACACTAGCGGATCAGGAGCTAAAAACGTTTTTGACATACCAGATGACTCATATCGCTTATCTAGACTTAACCTACCAACAACTAGGCTAAAAATAGAACAACTGAGTTACCCAAAATTTATGGAGTCTAGAATTTCACCTTTAACTGCTCCAAGCTTATCTAGGCCTATATGCTTTGTTAGAGAAGGTACTATAGTTGTTAATCCAAACACAATTCATAAAATATCCATAAACTATATAAGAAAACCAAATCCAGTTAAATGGACTTACACTATAATAAATGGTAAAGCTATTTTTAATGATTCATTAGTTGGTTTTGAAAACTTTGATCTTGATCCATCAGAAGAATCTAAAGTAGTAATGAAAGTGTTAGCTTTAGCTGGTATAACTTTAAAAGATACAAATTTATATCAAATAGGTGAATCTAAAGATATTAAAAAAATACAACAAGAAAAACAATAAAATATGGGGTTATTAGATAATACGACACAAAGAGATTATTACCAAGGTTCTGATCATGGTAGCTATCAGTTTGTGTCTTTAGAAGATATTATAAATCAATTTATATTTGCTTACGTTGGAAGTGAAAAAATTATTAATAAAATAGATAGAGTTGATGTGGCTTTTTTCGCACAAAGAGCTTTAGCTGAATTAAGTTTTGATACTTTTAAATCAGTTAAATCCCAGGAAATAACACTACCATCTAATCTAACCATGATATTACCTCACGATTATGTAAACTACACTAAATTATCTTGGAGCGACTCTTCAGGTGTAAAACACCCTTTATACCCAACTAATGATACATCTAATCCGTTTTCAATAAATCAAAATAGTGATAATTCTTATGATTTTACAATGCCGAGTTCAATAATTGTAACAAACGGAGATTTTGCAAGCGGTACGACTATTGGTACTAGTGGTACAGATTGGTTAAGAACAACTATAGCCACAACGCCAACAGGTGAAGATATAAGTGTTTCATCTGGAGCTTTAGAATTTACTCAAGGCGGTACAGCTTTAAACGGAGTTATAACTAGTAGAGCTTATGCCGTGTGGCAAAAAATAATAGTAACAGGTGTAGATTTAATAGACATTTCCGCTACTGGTACGTCAGCTGCTTCTGGAACTAATAAAGGTTCTGGTACCGTGAGAGTTGGTATAAGTACTTTTCCAGCAGAAACAGATCCTACTATTTTTGGCTCTTTGGTTAATACTACAAATCCTAATAAGCCCAATAACCCTTCAATAAATCACACTGACACTCCATTTAATTTTTTAACAACAGGTAATCAAGCTAGTCTTGTAACTTTTAACGATGGCTTAGGTACTTCATCTACTAAAACACTAAGCAATATAGATGTTTCTAGCGCGCCTGTAGACGCTAACGGAGATAACTATGTTTATGTTTTAATAACTAGCTTTATTGAAAACATTACAGCTACAGGAACGACTAGTAAAAACATTGTTGATGATATAACTATAACTTATGATGGCGTTGTAGAAAGTTTACAACAAACGTCAGACTCAACAACTTGGACAAATTATAAATCACAAAAACCATCTGAAAACAGTAATAATGATGATTACGAAGACGATGTTTATTGGCCTAATAGAGGTGAAAGGTATGGATTAGAACCTGGTCACGCTCAGGTTAATGGATCTTTTTACATTGATGAACTTAGAGGTAAAATAAACTTTAGTTCTAACGTAAGTGGTAAAACAGTGATATTAGATTACATAAGCGATAGTTTAGGCACTGATGGAGAAATGCAGGTTCATAAATTTGCTGAAGACGCTATGTATAAGTTTATAACGCATAGTATTTTATCTACTAGAGCCAACATACCAGAGTATTTGGTTCGTAGATATCAAAAAGAAAAGTTTGCTGCTGTTAGAAAAGCTAAATTAAGACTATCAAACATAAAACTAGAAGAAATAACACAAGTACTTAGAGGTAGATCTAAGTGGATAAAACATTAATATATGCCGGAAATTAAAAATAGTTTCATTAAAGGTCGTATGAATAAGGATCTTGATGAGAGACTAATACCTAATGGAGAATATAGAGATGCTATGAACGTTCAGATCACAACATCTGATGGTTCTGATATTGGTACCGTGCAAAACATACTAGGTAACACCGCTGTCGCGGATCAAGATGATATTTTTTATGGATCAGCTGGAGCTAGAGTTGAGGCTCATTGCGTTGGATCAATAGCTAATGAAAAAACTAACAAACTTTATTATTTTATTTCAAATCCAGAGCAAATACTAGAAAATCCAAATTTAAACGAGCTTGATAGCACAGGGGCGGCTATAACTGATTGGGACGTTGCTAGTGGTATATCAGCGCTTATAAGTGGAGGTTTAGTACAAGGCATTCAGTTTAATGGTACAGAGGCACAATTTTCTAAATTAAATCAAGATATAACAACAGCAATGGCTAATGCTGTTAAAGGACAAAGGTATAGAATTAAATTTAGAGTTGAAGACTACGTGCAAGGAGAGTTAACAGGTAGACTTTCAAGTTCATCACATAGCGTTGTTTTTCCAAGAGACGTAGATGTTTCGCTTGGCATTAATGGTAAAATAGACGGTGATGGTCTTTACGAATATGAAGTTGTTTTAGGTGATTCTACTCCAGCTACTGGGCATGAAAATAGATTTTACTTTCAAAATCAAGACGATACAACTCCTTTTCAAGGCTTAATAAAAGAAGTATCTGTTTACACTTTTGCCTCTAATATTATAGAATACGATTTAGCAAGCGATTCTTTAAGTTCAGTCGTTGCCGATACTAAAGGTACTGTTTTAAAGTTTCATCCAGAAAACATCATAACTGGTATAAATATAATTGACAACTTATTACTTTGGACAGATAGTCGTAACGAACCTAAAAAAATAAATATTGATAGGTGTAAAGCGGGAGCTGATGAGTCGGAACCTTATAAAGTTGACACAAAATTAGTTGTAGAAAACGCTATAGTTCAAGAAGACGATGGAACTGGAACACTTGTCGATGTTAGTTTAAAAGAAGAACACGTTACCGTTGTTAAAAAGAAACCTTTAAAATCACCATCTTTTAAAATAAACACTAGTATTACACCTGACGCGCCGTTACTTTTTGAAAAAATATTTCCAAGGTTTTCTTATAGATATAAATACGAAGACGGTGAATATTCAGCTTTCGCGCCGTTCACAGATGTAGTGTTTAATCCTGAATACACAAGCAATCCAAACGATCCTGGAACAACTTACAATATATTTAACGCTTACTCAACAAAAGACCCGTTTAACACAGCTATGTTAAACTATATAGAATCTATTGAGTTATTAGATTTTGTTTCTCCAGATATTCCTAAAGATGTAGTTCAAATAGATTTATTATATAAAAAAGAAAACTCTACAGTCGTTTACTCTATCGCTAGTATAAAACCAACAGACGCAGCATGGACGACCTCAGGATCTAATTTAAATTCTAAATATACTGGTAAATACTTAGTAGAATCACAAAATATATACGCGGCGCTACCAGAAGATCAACTGTTAAGGCCCTGGGATAATGTACCAAAAAAAGCTTTAGCGCAGGAAATAACTGGCAATAGAGTTGTTTATGGTAACTATACACAAGGTTATAATTTAACAAACGCTTCGGGTATTAAAATAACACCAGAGATATCTGCTAGTTTTCAACTTAGAGACGTGGTGTCTGATTTTACTAAAGGTGGACTACCCTCTATTAAGTCTCAAAGAAATTATCAGTTAGGTTTTGTTTTTGGTGACAAATACTGTAGAGAAACACCCGTGTTTACATCTTCAACCGGAGCTGTTAAAATACCATGGGAAGATTTTACTCAAAATATTGGTTTGTGTGCTAGTAAATCATTACTTTTATCAGCAGCTTTAGACATGGAGTTTCCTGATTGGGCTCATTATTATAAATTTTACGTAAAAGAAACGTCTGGAGAGTATTATAATTTAGTAATGGATAGAGCTTATTTACCTAGAAAAAACAACGAGTTTGAAAATGATGATGACCACTTGTGGCTTGCTTTTCCTTCTTCTGATAGAAATAAAGTAGGCGAAGACGACTATATTATATTAAAAAAATTAATTGACTCTACCTCTTCTAGTCAAGTTGGTTTAAACAATAAATATAAAATACTTGATATAAAAAACGAAACTCCTGAAGATATAAAATTTAACTACACAGTATTAGGTACTTTAAGCAATGACAATACCGACAAGCTATCTGGTGCTTTTTCTTCAACTAGTGGAAGTATAACTAACAGCATGGTGAATGCTAATGTTGATTTTTTAAAAATAGATAAAACAACATATGAAAGCGTTGATGGCAATATGCCTTTGGTTGAAGGTAGTATTTATGACTCTGATAGAGAACGTATTTATGTTTCTTGGAGAGAGGCTAATGCGAACAATCAAGGTCAAGCTTCAAAAAGATATAGAGTAACAAGTATAGTTGGCGGTAGTGGTAGCGCTGATGATTACGAAATAAAACTATCAGAAACCATATCAGAACAAGATAAATTGCTAGCTGAATCAAACAAAGCTAACGCCAGTCATAACTTTAATCAAAATTTACTATTACAGTTTGATAGAAAAGAAGAAAAAGATTTTGAAGAGTTTTCAGGTAAGTTTTTTGTAAGAATTAGTTCAACTCCTTTAATAAATGAAACTATTATTGGTGGTGTTAATATAAGTTTTAATTACTTTGTAACTAATCAACAAGCCACTTTTTGGAACCAAGACTTGGGTATGTTAAACTCAATTGGAACAACAACCGAGCCAGACGCGGAAGTTAGTGATTTAACCACTAGTTCTGGAACTATAACAAATACAGAAGCTGAGTGGGCTGGGTTAGTTGCCTCTCAAGGTAATAACTTTTTTATAGACCAAATGCACATGGTTGCAGCCCAAATAAAAACAGGAGGCTCTAATTTCTCTCAAGTTCGTTGGTCTGGTCAAACTTGGGTTGGATCACCTGTTGAATACAGTGGTGCTGCTTTTTGGATGGGAGCAGCAATACAATCAAATAATCATTTACACGCGTCTTCAAGTCCACCTAATTTCACTTATATTGATAATATTAATGGCTCTGGTTGGAACATTGGTTATTTAGATAACTCTGGTGATTGGGGCACCATAGACCCTACTACGGAAATAAATGGTTTGGAAGGTATTGTAACAACAAGCACGCAACACGTTCATGGTAATGCTAACACCATGATAGCTTCTAACGCGGGAAGTGGTTTTACTAACGGTTATAGACAGTGGTTAAGCTTTATAGATCAACCATTTGGCAATGCTTATGTGTTCGATACTTACAAAGGTGGAGCTTATAATACAGTTGAAACTGGCAAGCACTTTATACATCTTTCTTTTTTAGGTCCGGGTGAAGATTTACACGATGGTAATTGGACTAATTTTGTTGATGCTGAAGCTTGTGTTGGTGATTTTATTGCTCCTGGAGATAACAAAGGTTTTGCTAATTTTTTACAAGGAATATGGGGTGGAGGTATTTTTTCAGAAAAAGATGGCGCGGCTTTTGGTACAAATAACGATTGGACAATTGTAGAGATGGAAGGTAGTTATGTCACGCCTGGTAGTTCTTTAGATATAACCTCTAACAATTATTGGATTCAAACGTCAAATTCACCTGGCGTGTCGGCACCTAATTTACCAAATGACCCTACTTATTCTGATTTTGTAGATTCTGGTATTGGTTTATATTATCCATCTTGGATAGATTGGAGTGCGCAAGCTGGCGCGGCGGGTTTTAGTAGTCAAGGTTACGATACTAATTACGTAGATAAACACGAAAAGCAGTGGTATCCTTGGTGGGCTGGCGGTACTTATAATGAAGATGTTAAAAAGTTTGTAGATAAAATAACCGTTGGTAGTAAATTTAAATTTTCAGATGACTCTAGTGCGACTATATATACTATAAAAAGCGTAGATGTAAAATACCTATACAACCACACGCCTTGGAGAAGAAGGTATATTCATGATGCTACTTCTTCGCCTACTACCGTTAAAGCTGGTGATAGTGTTGAGGAAGCAGCAATAAACTGGGGTAACACAGTGGATGGTACTGGTATTGGCGGTGATAATGCTTTATTACAAACTTTTAAAAACAAAATAGTTGATTTTGGTAAAGCGAACAACAGAAGAACATGTTATATTATTGAAGTTGATTTAGATCCAACGGCTCAAAGTTACAACCCAATAGATGGAGGCGCTGATAATATAGATGTAGACACATCTACAAATATACAGTTTGTTTCTGATGATTTAACCGTGTTAACAAACCAATTAATAAAGCAACCAGCTATATGGGAAACTGAAGCTAAAGAAGATATAGACTTGGATATTTACTATGAAACAAACCAGGCTTACCCAACAAGAATCACAGAAGAAACAATGGAGCTTTTTGCTCCAACTGGTAGCAGAGTTGAAATTTTAAATTTTTCAGACGCAACTTTCAACAACCTTGGGTCTCGTTTTATTTCTGAATGGAAAAAAACTGATGATGGTATTATTTTTGTTGTAGACTCAGCGTTTAATGATATTGACAATAATGGTGACACATTAAATTATCAAGATGTTCGTGTTAAGTTTATTAGAGATAATGGTAGTTACACTACTGGTAAAATACAGTCTTTAATAGCTGGCACCGCTGTTATTACCGCAGGAACAGAGTTTGTAATAGACACAACAATTGATGGCCCAATAAATGAAGTTGGTTTAAGTTGGCATAATTGCTTTTCATTTGGTAATGGTATAGAATCTAATAGAATTAGAGATGATTTTAACACTATGAAAATAACAAACGGAGCAAGAGTTTCTGCTACTTTAGAAGAGCCTTATCAAGAAGAACAAAGAAAACATGGTTTAATATATTCTGGTTTATACAACTCTACAAGTGGTATTAATAATTTAAATCAGTTTATACAAGCAGAAAAAATTACAAAAGACTTAAATCCCACATACGGAAGTATACAAAAGTTATTTCAAAGAAGAATAAGTTTAGTTGCTTTTTGCGAAGACAGAGTTATTGGTATCACTTCAAATAAAGACGCTTTGTTTAACGCTGATGGTAGCCCTCAATTAATATCGTCTAGTGCGGTTTTAGGAGACGCAACTCCTTTTGTTGGTGATTACGGTATATCGCAAAATCCAGAAAGTTTTTCTTCAGAAAGTTATAGAGCTTATTTTACAGATAAACAAAGAGGCGCTGTACTTAGGTTATCAATGGATGGATTAACGCCTATATCTGATGCCGGTATGCACGATTATTTTAGAGACAAACTAAAAGAAGCTAAATACGTAATAGGTACTTACGATGGTTATAAAAAAGATTACAACTTAACATTAAAATACAATATACCAACTACATATTTAGGCGAAATAAATTCAACTAAAAACGCAACCGTAACTTATAGTGAAGATGTTAAAGGTTGGACTAGTTTTAAATCATTTATGCCAGAGTCTGGATTAACACTTTCATCCAACTATTATACCTTTAAATTAGGTAAAATTTTTAAACATCATTCTGAGTTTGATGGAAGCACAACTGTAGATAGAAATGAGTTTTACCCTGACACTATATTTAATCAACATAGTAGCCTTGAGTCTCATATTACACCTGTGTTTAACGCCGAGCCTTCTTTAGTAAAAATATTTAACACCTTGGGTTATGAAGGTAGTCAATCTAAAATACAAGCTTTTAACTCTATAGGTGGTGTTAATGACGCTGCGCTTTATAATCAAAATGGTGTAAACGGTTGGTACATAGAATACATAAAAACAGACAAACAACAAGGAACTATACATGAGTTTATAGAAAAAGAAGGTAAGTGGTTTAATTATATTAAAGGAACGTCTAACAAGTCGCACACTGTCCCTATTGGTACTCAAAACTTCAGTATTGATTTTGCTGAAATAGGCGACATAGGTTTTCAAGGTTTAGGAACCTGTGAGGATTCAGAAATATTATAAATTAAATAAAAATGCAAAAATATATAAAAAGTATTAATATAGAAACTTTACCATTGGATTTTAATGGTGGTAGCAGAAAAATTACTTTTCGTGGTGATTCTGGATCTGAATTTAATATGCAGGTTGTTCAATCAGCTGCTAGTTCTAGTGTGTTAGAAAAATATTATAATTTTAAAACAAATTTATTTCAACTTGGGTCTAGTGTAGACACTAATTTAGACGTTAAAATATCTGGTACTTATAGTACTAACTTGGTTTTTCCTTCAGGTAGCTTTTCGTATAAAATAATAATATCGACTATTAAATACGAAGAAACAAGTATACTAATAAAAAACAAAATTAAAGAAATAAGCTCTATTAATATAACTCAATTAGGTGAATCTACTATAACGATTTCACCTATAACAGCTAATTCAAGTAGTTATGGTAGCATGCCTGATAGTTTGACCTCTACGGCTTCTATTACTACTACGGAAAGTAGATCTTTACTTTTAAATTGGAATTTAGTAAACGCTAGCTCAGATACTCAATCTTTTGGTTTAAGATTAATAAGACAACCTGTTGATTCAGATTGGTATTTTGAAAAAGACCTAGCTATAGTAGATAATCCAGCTGGAGACGCTGTTAGTAACAATCAAGTTGTCGTTGGCAGCTTGGATGATATAGGTGTAGGTATGGAGCTTATATACCACAAAGCAACAACAGCTCCCTCAAGCACAACGATAATAACTGGTTTAGATTTTGCTAACAAAATAATAACGTTTTCTCAAAGTGTTGCTTTTGAAGACGGTGAAACTATGAAATTTAGAGCTAAAGGATCTAACAATATAAAAAACGCTATAGGTGTTGATGTTTCTTTTGGAACTATAGACGCTAGTTCAGCTGAACTTTCAAAAACTGTTAGAACAGACTCTAGTAGTAGTACTATAACTTTAAATGGTACTTATGGTATTTCAGGCGGTGGTTTTGTTACTATATCTGGTGTTGGTATTAAAAATACAGCTGCTAATACAGTTCAAACAAATCAACACACCGGTGGTACAGCAAGGGCTCATGAAACTCAAGGTGAAATAATAATGGAAGAAGCTCAAACTGTAAAAGCTGGAACAAAAGTATACTTTAAAGGATCAACGCAAACTGTAAAATTAGCGGCAAACATAACAATAAACTCTTTTCCAACAAGCAACCAAACTATAAGTTTAAACTTAGATAACTTTATTACACCAGGTGTACAAAGCGCGTAAAATAAATTAACATGGCAGAATTAAAAGTAAAAACAAAAATAAATGTAAAAGAATCGTCAGTAAATGTTGGTGACATGTTGTATTATATACCTGGCGCAAACGTTGCCTATAATACTAGTTTAGACAGAAGCACAGCTGGTGAGCCAACAAAAGTAGGAGTTATCACTGAGATAATTGATACTCATAATTTAAAATTATCAAGTAGCTCTTTTCCATCTCCACTACCAACAGACGGTGATTTATTAATGTTTGCAAAACCAGCTACAATAAGTAACAATAGTTTAGTTGGTTATTTTGCTGAAATAAAAATAAAAAATGATAGCACTGAAAAAGCTGAATTATTCACCATATCATCAGAAATTACACCTAGTAGTAAATAAAAAATAAAAACTGTAACTATAAATATAAATAAAACAATACAATATGGCAATAGTAGGATTAACATCACCTTTAAGAATGGCTGGAACAGCAAAGTCTAGTCCAGCTAAAATTGTTCAATTTTTACCGGCTATAGCAGCTGGGGTAAATATTATAGGTGGTATATCTGCCCGTAGAAGAGCTAAAAGAGCAGAAAAAAAAGCAAAAGAAAAAATGAAACAAGCTAAAAAAGCTTGGATGGAAATGGAATTTGTAAACCCTTATCAAGGTTTGGAAAACCCTTATTCTAACTTAGAAAATGTATACGAAGACACTACCGTAGACACTCAAGCTTACGATTATTTAACAGAACAAACTCAACAACAGCAAGCAAACTTGATGCAACAATATTCTGGTGCCGCTGGTAGTAGTGGTATAGCTGCTTTAGCTCAAGGCATAGCTAACATAGGATTAAAACAATCACAGCAAGTAGCATCGTCAATATCTCAACAAGAAAGAACTAATGAACTTGCCGCTTTACAAGAACAAGCTAGAATACAACAGTTGAAAAGAACTGGTGCTTTTGAAACTGATATGTTGCAAAGAAAAGGAGACGCTTTAGTTCGTAAGCAAGAAATGGCAAGATTAGCTAGTATATACGGGTTAAATATTGATAACTTAATGGCGCAAACTTCAGCTAAAAATCAAGCGTCATCACAAATAATGGGCGGTATATCTCAGTTAGGTGGCGCTGCTTACGATCTGTATGGTGTGGGCGGAACAAGGGACTGGAAAACCGACATAGGAAAAGTAAAAAACTTTCTTAACATAGGATAAAAAAATAAAATATGGCAAAAAAGAAAAACACAACACCTTCAAAAGAAACTGGAGCGGGAGTATTAGGACAAGACTTTATAGGTGACATGGAAGATTGGATTGGCACATCAACGGGTTCTACGTTGAGTGAAAAGCAAGCGGCTTTAAATAGACAAAAAGCTATGCAGCCTGTGCTTAAGGCTAAATTATCTGGAATGGTATTTGATAATGTTATAAACAAACATAACGCTGCCATGGAAAAGAAAAAATCTGACCTTGCTAAACTTTTACAAGAAGGCGCTGGTATGGATACAGATTTACTAAACAAAAGTATTCAAGGCGTAGGAGCTGAAATATTAAAAGTTGACAACATGTCTTACCGAGATATTGCTAATCAAATATCTGGTATGAACGTGTTAAACCCTAAATATGAAGATTTAGCGAAAAAACTTAATCAAATAAAAGTTAATGCCGCTAGTTTAAAAATAGATAATGACAAAATAACAGCTATAAAAAACGAAATACAAGATTTAGATATAAGTGAGTGGAGCAAAGGTTTAGAGCCTTGGCAAATAGAAATGTATAAAGATATAATAGCTGGTAACGGCGATAACTTTGTGGTTAAAGAAACAGACGATGGTAAAAGAATATATTGGGTAAATCCAGAAGAAAAAACAGAGTATCGTGTATCAGAAGATGATTGGTGGGCGCAAGAATTTGACGCACAGACAACTAGTGAAAAGTTAGATGAAGTTGATAACGAAGATGTTAATAGTTTAAATGATTTTTTACAAGACTGGTCTGATTCTTGGTATGAAAAAGATGTTGAATTTGATCCAGATCAATATGAAAATTTTGCATTGAAAAAAATACAACAGCATTTAGTTAACTTAGGTTATGATCTAGGAACATCAGGATACAATGGTGATGGTGTAGATGGCAATTGGGGTAAAAAATCAAAAGCGGCTTTGAAACTATTTTTAGAAGAAAAAGAAAGTGGTGGTGGTAAAATTGGAGAGTTAATTGATAGTTATAGATTTGATATGTATAAAACGTCAGTAACTACTCAAGACGAATACGCTTTAAGTAAAATTGTTGGGCCTACGGCTAAAAGCGCGCTAGCTGAACAAACTCATATTCAAGCTAGACAATTAATACAGAAAAATCCAAATTTAGATACTAATTATTTAGCTAACTCGGTGTTTGAGCAAATAGGCGCTGATGGTGTAAAGTCAATGATATTTGACGGTATACAAGAAGTAAACTCTGTTAGTGGTGCTAAGTACGGTGGTCTACTAGGAGATGCTGACACACAAGACTGGTTTGATTCTTGGTATGAAGAAAACGGTATTGTTGAAGAAGAAGATAAATTAAAAGAATACAATAGAATAAAAAGAGAGGGTATAACGGCTGTAGGTAGTCAAAATGGTGTTTCTGTTAAAGATCATTTTATGGCTTGGTACGCTGATGAGTTAAAAAATGCCAACAAGGGAGGTAATGTTGTTAGTTTTGATACTGATGATGAAGAAGAAGAAGAAGAAAAAAATAAAAAAAAAAAGATAAAAGTTAAAACACAAAAGCTAACAGAAAGCAATGCTTTTGTTTCTCCAGGTAACACATTTAACGCTAACACAGCTTCAGATGGCTCTTATTTTTTAACTGACGAAAATAAAAACAAATTAACTTATTTTCGACCATATGATGGAGCAAAAACAAATAAAACAAGATTAGATTACGTTTACGATTATAATAACAATACTTTTCTTTTTACTGGTTACTTACATAAAGACGCGGAAAATGGAGGTTATCTAACTGAAGCACATGAAAACGCGGTAAAAGGATTAGAAGCCGAATTAGCCGCTTGGGGAGGTATAGAGGCTAGAGATAAAGCTTTTTTCAGCGCTTTACCTCAACAATGGTTAAATGGATTTAATTTAGAAAACAAAGGCGGACTTAAAGCTGGTGAAACAATAGAAATAAGCGTACCTTGGTATGATGAACCTGTTATTTTAAAGCTTGAAGGGCAAGGTAAAGATATAGGTCTTGGTGATAATAAGTATTACTATCAAATTCAAGGTGGTGGTTATACAGCTGATGGAAAAACTGTTTATGATTTAGATGCGGTAAAAGAAGTTTTAGGTATTCCAAATTACTTTGCAACGGCCGCAAGAGGTTATGTGAAAGGCCATGAAAACGCAGACATGTGGAATAACATCAAATCTTTTGATGCGCCTCCAACTAAAGTATTAAATCAAAATCTGAATACTGGTAAAACTAAAGTTTATTTAGATGAGTTTCCAAAAGCTGACTTTACAAGTAAATTTACAGATCTTAAAAACAACGTAAACACAAGCGAAACTGCTACACAACTTGTTATACAAATGAGAAACCATTTGGAGCAAGGTGTTTCAAAAAAGTTTATAAATAAAAATTTAAATTTTAACAACCTTTCTGACGACATGTTGTTAGAGTTTGCACTCACCCAAGCTGCTATGGGTAACATTAAGATAGACGCAAAAGGTAATATAACGAATTTTAGTTCTTACAGTAAAAGACTCTATCAACAAAACTTAAGATTTTTTCAAGAAAAATATCAAGTAGATTTAGGTTTTGAACCTAATAAATCTGGTCAGAAAAAACTAAGAGAACAAATGAAAGATAGTGAAGCCTCTACAGGTATTCCTTTTTATACTAGAAAAACGCTTGAAGGTATAGATATTTTATTAAGATTTTTTAATTAAAAAACAACTAAACAAATATGGCAAACGGAGATTCTGGTTTTGTAGTTGGAGACAGTAACAAAGGTAAATTTGTTGTTGGTGAGACTAAAAAACCTACATTCACAATAGGAGAAACAAAGATTGACCAACCTGATTACACAAAAAGACAGGTTAGGCCTGTAGACCCTTTGTTTATGACGGCTAGTGAAGATGTTGCTTTAAAAACATTAAGAGAAAGATACGGTGAACTAGGTTTTACGTTTAGATTATCAAGAGGAAGCGTTTTTGAAAATAGAGTTGGTAATTGGATTACTGTAATATCTCCAGATGGTGAATCTCAAAATGTTATTGGTTTTAATTATCGTAAAGGATCTCAAGGCGCTAAAGACGCCGCTGAAAAACTACAAAGTTTTTTAAATAGATATACTGATTTTGGCGATCTTGAGTATATGGAAACGACTCCAGAAGATGAGTTGTTTTGGTACGATGGTTTACAATTAACTGTTGACGAGATGTTCGATAAGTATAAGGTTAAAGGAATAGAAAGTATTATTACAAGAAGCATGACACCTAGTTATGATTATCTTATAAATAGAGAAAATGAATTAAAGTCAATTGATCAATTAACTGAGCAACAAGACGCTGAGTTGAAAAAAGTTAGTAAGTCTTTAGATGATTTTGAAAATTGGGTGATGGGTGAGGTTGGTAAAAAAACAGTACACGGTTACAAAAGATACGGTATAACGCCTGCAACTAGAGAAATAAGACAAGTTAGTAAAGGAGCGGTAGATCAATCTGAAGAAGAACTTAAGCCAGCATTACAGAAAGACATAAACATAGGTGGAGTTGATTATAGCTCAATAGAGGCTTTTGATAGAGGTTTTATGCACGACGCTATAGAAGTAAGACATCGTAATTACAACAATGGTGAAAGGGTTTATATTGAGTTGCAGCGTGTTTGGGGTGGTAAAACTGAAGATGTTAATACTTTAACTGACGTTTTTATGTCTGCTAATCCTAACGTAGGACTTTTTGCTGATCCTGAACTAAATAGGCTTCACATGGGTGATGCGAGAGGTAGAGACAAAGAAAAAGTTAAGCAGTATGTTGACGAAGGTTTTACACAGTTTCAAGCTGAAGAACTAGCAGCTAAATCTGTAACTAGTGACCAAAAAAGAAGCTCCGTTACAAACGCTTTATTTGTTACACACGATGATGATGCCGCTAAAATAAGATCTGAAGATATAACTACTTTAGAGGGTACAAGTTGGGAAGTTGAAAGGGTGAAAAAACAAAAACAGTGGTTTTTAGATATATACCATAAAGGCGTTTTGGTTGAATCTATTTTTGATTACTCTACTCATGCAAACTATGATTATGGAGACTGGGGTAAAGCTGATCAATATATAGCTTACGACAAGGCTTCTCAATACATATACGATAACGCTTCTGATTCTGAAATAGATTTAATGTATTTAAATCAACTTAACGGTAGTGCTGATTTAATGAAAAAAGTAAGAGAAAAAACAGCTACAATTAAGGTATCTGATAAAGATGCCTTTGACTCTTATATACAAAAACACGCTGTACCTAGGTTTAAAGAAGATTTAAAACAAAATGGAGTATCTGAGCAAACAATAAAAAGAATAGAAACTTACGTAATGTCACATGATCCTGAGTATATATGGGAGAATAAAGACGAACTAAGCAGCGTTGGTTTTATAAAAGACAGCCGCCTGGGAAGGTATGGAAGCTATTATAACATGATGTTTTCAAGCGTAGCAAAAGAAGATATTATAGGATTAAAAGTTCAAAAATTTGAAAATCTAGCGGCTATATGGGATTTAATACCAGAAGATGACAAGCCAAAAATATTAAAAACGTTAAAACAAAGATCTGGTTATACAACAGAAGATGGTACTGTAATAAAAAGTGTTTTTGAACAAGGTATTGAGAAAGCTAGACATGAACTTTTGATTCATAAAAAGAAAATATGGGCTGAACAGGTTTATGAAAATGCTGGATCTGAGGAATCTGAGTTAATGAGAAGAACTTTAGATTTTAAAAAAATAGAAGCAGAAAAACAAGCTAATATTATAAATCACTACGCGGATCAAACGTTTAGCAATTTAACAAATCAATTTAACGAAAAAGCCGAAGTTCTTGATGGTATATTAACAAGAGCCGCTAAAGATGGTGTTGTTATAAAGTTTACTAATGGAGATATAACTAACGGTTTTGAAGTAGAGTCTTGGAACGAAGATATGTCAAGCAAGTATTTTAATGAGCTATCAATACTTCAAAAATCCATAAAAGAACTAAACGCTGTTGCTGATCAAAGTGAAAAAGACATAGGTGTTAAAATATCAAATTGGCAAAACCAAAATGGAGATATTTACGAACTAAATAGAATAGCTAATATAGATTATGATACTTGGTGGCAGGATTTTGGTAACTCTTGGTTATCTATGGGTTTACAAGTTGGAGCTCTTTTTGGCAGCGATTCAGCTATGAATGAACTTCAAAGCCTCCAAAATTCTAAAATGCTACATGGCGAAACTCAATTAACGTGGCAAGAAGCCATAGAAACAGGACAAAAAGCTGAGTACGTTGGTAATACTTTTGCTGAACAACTACCTAATGTTATATTGGCTTTTGTACCTATTGGTGGTTGGGCTATTAGAGGATTAAGTGTTGGTGGTAGATTTGTTGCTGGTTCTAGAGCCGCTGTTAGTAAAGGCGTTCAAAGAAAATTAAGAAATTGGTCAATCCCTACTATTTATGGTGTAACTTCTTCTGGTGCTAAACGTCAACAACTAGAAGAAAGAAAAAAAGCAGCTATTAATGCTGAAGGGGCTTTAAGAGATTTACAAATAGCCTACGACAATAAAACGATAACATATGATGACTACGTAGAAAACAAAATACTTTTAGAAAAAACAATAGCAGCTGGAGATTTTAGCGATACTCAAATGTGGGGCTCTATATTAACCACTGGCTTTATAGAAGCAACTATAACTAGGCATTTTGGTACCGCTCCTAACGCTCAAAGAATATTAAAACGTATTTACAAGCCAAAAACAACAGATTTAGCCAACTCTTTATTTAGAAGCAATAGACAAGCTATAGGTAACGCCGCTTGGCGAACAACAAGAGGTACTGTTGGTGAAATATTTGAAGAAACATCTATAGAAGTTGGTACGGTTTTAGGTGACTCTTTGTGGTTAGGCGATGATATGAATTGGAGTAATGTTGACGATGTTATGGTTCAATCGCTTATAATGGGTGGCGGTATGAACTCTTTTGGTAACGCTTATGGTACCATAACTCAACAAATGGCTACTGCTGATTTTAGAAAAGAAGGCTTAACAAAAATAGAAGCTTTAAAAAGAATAGAAAAACAATTAGGCTCTCCAGATTTATCACAAACTTATCGTAAAGAGCTGTTGTCTCAATATAAAACTGTTATAAACGAGTTTGGTGATTTAAAAGATGGTTTAGAAATAGATGCTATGGTTGTTGGAGCTGATAACATTAAAACTTTAGTAGCGTTAAACACAGAGTTACAAATACTACAACAGCAAGCTGGTGTTAAACCTGGTGATACTGAATCTGAAATACAAGAAAAAATAACTCAATACAAGAAAACTTTAGATACTTTTGAACAAAACAAATTTCAAGGTCAAATAGACGCGGTTAATTCAGCTAAACAAAGAATATATGATGGTATAGATTATGATGGTCAAATAACAAAAATATTTGGAAGACCTGGAGAAATATTAGATGCTAGATGGAAAGATAAAAGTAACATGTCTAAGCAAGCTATTCAGTATAGAAAAGCTGATGCTAAAGATAAGCTTAAAATGATTTTACAACAAACTAGAAAAAACATTATAAATGATAAAATAAGAAGAGTTAAAGGGGACGATAGAATGAAACAGAAGGTGGAAGAAGATATTTACTCAGAAAGAGATAGTGAAGGTAATATAACTAAAAAAATGAATTTTGAACAGTGGAAAAAATCTACTGGTAAAAATAATAGAAAAAAATCTCTAGAAAATGCTATGTATGAGTTTTATGGTAATACTCTTTTATCTAGAACCGTAGATGCTAAAATGCTGTTTTCTGAAAGCGATGTTAACGCTAAGGCTATATTAGGAGATAAGCGGGCTTCAGAATTAAAAATAAAAGAAGCAAAAAATACTCAAGAAATAATAGAAGCCGTTGAGAACTCAACATTAACTAATGATAAAAAATCTGAAATTTTATCTGATTTAGTTACTGGTAGAGCTAATGCTGTAATACTAGACAACAACTATATAGTTTTAAATGAAAAAAAGGCAAAAGAAAAATTAGACAACGGTGATCTTTTGCAAGGAACCGCTTTATATCACGAGATAAGCCATTTTATAGATGACATGGCTTTTACTGAGAAAGAGTTAATAGACTATGCCACTAAACTACATAGCTTTGTTAGTAAACACAAAAAATTAAACCACATAAACTCACTTGCTATAAAAAATCTTATAGAGATGGGTATTTGGAAAGGCGGTGAAGACGCTACGTTTGAACAACAGAGTTATACTGCTAAAGATGAATACGTAAGAGAAGTGCAGTCTTTACTTCAATTTAATCACAACCATGTTGAAAGAGATTTATTAAGAAAGGAAATTGGCCAGAGTTTAATGAATAAATTAAGAGGCGTAATAAGAGGTGATTTTAAAATAAAAACAGAAAAAGACGCCATGTATTATATGATGGCTTTTTTGGAAAATGTTGAAAATGGTAAAATATCTAAATTAGCGAAGCGTAGAATAGCTAAGCGAAAAGGTAAAATAAAAGATAAACCAAAATCTAAACTATCTACTGAAGCAAGTAATAGAGTTCAAGAAGTATACAATGAAAAAGGCGAAGGAGGTATAATGGAAATACTAGGTGAGTTTGCACCTATAGTTAGTAATATAGTTAATAAATATAGAGATGTACCAGGTTTTGATAGACAGTTGTTAATAGACGAAATAAACACCGGTAAAAGAGGTATATATGATTTAGTTAGAAGCTACAATCCTAAATCAGGAGTGCCTTTAGCTGCTTATATTAATAAATTTTTATCTGCCAGATCAATTGAAGCGGCTAATAGAGTTTTAAAAACAGAATTTGAGTTAGATGTAACTGATATAGGTGGTAGGACTCCAGTTGATGAAGAAACCGACGTTAAAGTTATTAAGGAAAAAGAAAGTTTAAGAAAGTCTCTTAAAATTAAAAAAGAAGACGAATTATATAAAACCATTTTATCTAGCGTTGAAACAACTTTTGGTACTAAACTACCAGAAGTAACTTCCAGTGAGTTTAGAAGCGCTTTAGAAAATGTATTTAAAGCAAAGTTAAAAACACCTATAGCTAAGTTAATGGGAGGTGGTAAAAAGTATGAAAGTTTTTTAAATGATTTTTATTCAGTTATATTTGACAAAGTACCAATACAATTTTGGGTAAAAATAGAAAGTGATCTACCTAGAGATCAAAGAGTTTTTACAGAAGTGGAAATAGAAAACATGAATCCTACTCAAACTGATAAAGCTATAAGAGAAGGTAGAGTACCGAAAGGAACATCTAGAACCGCTGGTAATACTTTGTGGAGATTTAAAAAACCAACTAAAAAGCAATTTGTTGAGTTTTATACTCCACCAGCTATTAATCCTAAAACAGGTAAAAGAAGTGGTTTAAAAGGTACTCGTAAAGACCGTTTGGCTGAGATTATTGGTATAGAGATGGCTTTTGATGCGACTATGGAGATTGTACAAACACCTAGCGTGATTGAAAGAAGAAGAGCTCTAAATGAGCATTTTCAAAGAAATATAGTAGAAAACGAAATAGCTTTAATTGCAAAAGAAATAAACAGAGATAAAAACTATAAGTTTTCAAGATCTGTAGATGCTAACTCTAGTGATGTAATGTCAGATTTATTTCACGCTATGCGGCCAGAGTTTTTGCAAGCTATATCTAACAACGGGTTTACTAAACAATCTATAGGATATGCGTACGATTTAATTTACAAATCTTTAGGCGGCGTTAAAGATACAAATAACAAAAGTTTAAGACAAAAAATAGTAGACGAGTATTATTCTATGTTAAAACCTTTCGCCACTATACAAGAAAGATATACTAGTGGTAATATAGATTTTATTAATCCAAAAACTGGAAATAAACTAACTGTAGAAGAATACGCATCAATGGTGGACATGGCTGATTCTAATATAGAGATTTCTAATTATTTTGAATTAGATAAATCTGTGGTTGATTATTTTGCAAATAAAAACTCTCTTAGACAATATAAAGACTTTATAAGTAGCATAGTTTTAAAACTAAAAGAAGAGTATAATGATGATAGAAAACTAATTATAGATCTTATAAGAATAAAAGCTTTTATAGAAAATGGAACTTCTAATCCTAAAAGAGCTATGGCTTACAAAAATAAGTCTGAGTTTATAACACAGTTGCTACATAAAATAGACCCTACAATAAAAGTAGACAACAGAAAAGGTTATTTTGTTATAGATAAAAATGGTAAAGAAATTAAATTAGATATACCAAAAGAACCAAAGCAAGGTGTTACACAAGATATGGTTAACAATACTATGTCTGCTGAAGACAAGAAAACTAGAAAAAAGTTTGCTGATTTTCATTGGAACACTTTAAACAGAATTATAGAAATAGGAGTAGATCTTGTTAAAAACAAAGATTACAGTAAGGTTGAGCTAGCTATGCTATCTGCTGGATTTTTAGGTAACATGAAAACTTCTCTTAGATCTTCTGCTTTGTTTAAATATGCTGTTGTTAACCCATTTGACAAAAATATAAACAACTACGAATACGAGCATGGTATACCAGCTAAGGTTATTATGCTTCACCTGCTAGACAATCATTGGGCTGGTAACAAAATAGATTTAAATTTACTAAAAGAAGCTTATTCTGTTGGCGCGATACACAAAGACATGAACGCTAATTTATCAAAAATATTTAAACAAAGAATGCATTTTGATTATAAGCTAGGTGATATACCACCAAAAAGATGGTATAATGTATTTATGGGTGCTGGTATTTCTCACGCTGTTGTAGACGTTTATACTAACAAAACTTATGGTGAAAAATACGCAGACTCTTGGAAAAGAATAAAACAAACTAAAGATAAGTTAGAAGTACAGTTTAATAAGGTTTTGCCCAAAAAACTACATAGTTTAACTTTTGAACAAAAAGCAAAAGCTATCAATGATTTTAACAAGTCAGTTAAATTATCTAGAAGTGTAAATCCTAGTAAAGGTATAACTATTTTAGATTTTGATGACACACTAGCGACCACCAAGTCTATGATTAGATTTACCAAACCAGATGGTACAAAAGGCAAATTAAACGCAGAGCAGTACGCTAGAGATTATGTTGATTTACTATCTCAAGGTTATAAATTTGATTTTTCTGAGTTTAGCAAAGTTGTAAAAGGTAAAACAGCTCCTTTATTTAATAAAGCTTTAAAACTACAAGATAAGTTTGGTCCAAAAAATATGTTTATACTAACAGCTAGACCAGCTGATTCGGCTAAAGCGATACATGAATTTGTTAAAGCTAATGGTTTAAATATACCTATAAAAAATATAACTGGTTTAGCTAATTCAACCTCTGAAGCTAAAGCTCTTTGGATAGCTGGAAAAGTTGCAGAAGGTTATAATGATTTTTACTTTGCAGACGACGCGTTGCAAAATGTACAAGCCGTTAAAAACATGTTAGATCAATTTGATGTTAAATCTAAAATACAACAAGCTAAGGTTAAATTTAGTAAATCGATGGACACTAAGTTTAATGATATATTAGAATACGTTTCTGGTATGGACTCAAATAAAAGATTATCTGATACTCAAGCTAAACTAAGAGGAGCTAGTAAAGGTAGATTTAATTTTATAATTCCTCCGTCTGCGCAAGATTTTAGTGGTTTAATATACGCCTTTATAGGTAAAGGTAAAAAAGGTGAAAAACAATTAGAGTTTTTTAAGAAAGCTTTATTTGATCCATTTGCTAGAGGTGTGAGAGAGTTAAACTCGCTTAAACAAAGCGCTTGGGGCGATTATAGCAATTTGTTAAAACAATATCCTGGGATGAAAAAAAGGCTTAGGAAAAAGGTTGGTGATACAAATTTCAATATAGATCAAGCTGTAAGAGTTTATTTATGGGATAAAGCTGGATTTGATGTACCTGGTTTATCAAAAAGAGATTTAAATTCTTTGGTTTCTTTTATTAAAAACGATCCAGATTTACAATCTTTTTCTGACATGTTAGGTACTATATCAAAAAGAGATGATGGTTATTCAGCCCCTGGTGAATATTGGTTAATAGAAAATATAGCTTCAGATTTATTTAGTGATGGAGCTATTGGCGATGTTAGGTCAGAACTTTTAGCAGAGTGGATACAAAATAAAAATATTATATTTTCTAAAGAAAATTTAAACAAAATAGAAGCTCTTTATGGTGCTAACTTTAGAGAAGCGTTAGAAGATATTTTATACCGTATGGAGACTGGTAGAAACAGACCTATGGGTAAAAACAGACTTACTAATATTTACATGAATTGGGTTAACAACTCTGTTGGCGCTATCATGTTCTTTAACATGAGGTCTGCTTTACTTCAAACTATTTCTACTTTTAATTATATAAATTGGAGTGATAATAATTTTTTGAAAGCGTCAGCTGCTTTTGCAAATCAAAAACAGTTTTGGAAAGACTTCGTGTTTATCTTTAACTCTGACATGTTAAAACAAAGAAGAAAAGGTCAGCAAAGAGGTGTTAACGAAAACGAACTTATGTCTGCTGTTGTTGGTAGTAGCAACCCTGCTAAAGCTGCTATAGCTTGGTTGTTAAACAAAGGGTTTTTACCTACACAGATAGCTGATAGTTTTGCTATATCTACTGGAGGAGCTAGTTTTTATAGAAATAGAATTAAAACTTATATAAAGCAAGGAATGTCTAAAGCTAAAGCCGAAGAAAAAGCTTTTTTAGATTTTCAAGAGCTAACTGAAACGGCTCAGCAGTCTGCTAGACCTGATTTAATATCTCAGCAACAAGCTAGCCCACTAGGTAGATTAATATTAGCTTTTGCTAATACTCCTATGCAGTACGCTAGAATAATCAATAAATCGGCTAGAGATTTAGTTGCAGGTAGAGGCGACGCTAAAACACACGTGTCTAAAATAATATATTACGGCGCGGTTCAAAGCTTTATATTTACAGCCTTACAGCAAGCTATTTGGGCTTTAATAGGTAGTGACGAAGAAGAAGAGAAGGTTAAAGGTAGATGGGTTAGACTTTTTAACGGTATGGTAGACAACCTTTTGGTAGGTATAGGTTTTGGTGGAAGAGCTATATCTACAGTAAAAAACTCTATTATGGAGTATTTAGAGCAAGATGCTAAAGGTTTTAGAGCTGATCACGCTTACACGTTGTTGTCTGTTTTAAGTTTTTCGCCTCCAATACAAAGTAAGCTTAGAAAAATATATTCAGCAATACAAACAGAAAAGTTTAACGAAGACTTAAGAAAAGAAATGAGCTTGCTTAACATCAGTAATCCTGTTTGGAGTATTACTGGTAACATTATAGAAGGTGTTACAAACATACCTGCTGGTAGGCTTGTTCAAAAAGCTAATAATTTAAAACAAGCTGCTGATTCTAATAACGAATGGTGGCAAAGAATAGCTTTGTTATCAGGTTGGAACACTTGGGACTTGGGAGTTGTTAATGTTGAAGTAGAAACATTAAAAAAAGAAATAAAAGAAACAAAGAAAAAAGAAAAAGAAAAGAAAAAAGAAATAAAAAAACAAGAAAAAAAATCAGAACAATTACTTTTAGAACAACAGTTTGAATCAGACCAAAGAAAAGAATACAATAAGGGTGAAAAAAATATAACTTGTAGCGCCGTGAGTCGTGATGGAACTAGATGTAAAGTTGTTATAAACAAAAAAGGTAAATGTACGATTCATGAAAAAGTTAAAATGCGAGAAGATGGCAAGCAGTCTCAGTGTAAAAAAATTAAATCTGATGGTAAAAGATGTAAAATGAAAACAAAAGCTCAAAGTGGGTATTGTTACTATCATGATTAAATAAAATTAAAAACAAGTGAATATATTAATTATAACAAATAGTTTAAAAAATGACTAAAGAATTAAACGAAGAAACAGGTTTTATACTAAGTATTAAAACATTAATAGGTATCGCTTTTGCAATAGCCACAGTAGCTGGAATGTGGTTTACTTTGCAGGCTGATATAGCTGAAGCAAAAACATTGCCAACGCCTCCAGATCCAGAGGTAACACGCATGGAGTTTGATATGAAAGATCAAATGATACGACAAACTATTATGACAACTCAAGAAGACGTTACGGAGATTAAAGAGGATATGAAGCGTATTGAAGAAAAAATTGATAAATTAAAATAAATTTAAATGAAAAATTATTGGAAAAACCTTTGGTTTTGTTTACTGGTAATACTTTTATTGTTTGTTAGTAAAGACGCATCTGGACAAACAAAAATAATACATTTTAACGCTGGATGGAACTCTGCTAATGACGTTGATTGGTTTAATAAGTTATCAGATATTAAAAAAGAAAAAATGGATATCGGTAAGGATGATTGTCAAAAAAAATATAATATAGTTGTGGTACCCACCATAGTAGTTTTTAAAGATGGTGAAGAGATTAAAAGATATCAAGCTGATTTAAGCTTTAAAATAGCAGCTACTAGAAAAGAAATACAAGAATTTATAGATGAATTATTAATGGAAGATTTTTAAAATGAAAAAAGACGCGTCTAAAGTAGTGTATATAATTATAATGTTAATGGTGTTTTGTTTAAATACTTTATTTGGACAAAAGCAAACTATAATACATGTAACTACGGACAGTTATCCATCAGAAACTTATTGGATATTAATGAAAGATTCGCTTTATGGTGATACTATAGCTGCGGTTTCGCCTGGCCACTACACTTCCGCTAATACATCGTACACTGATACGATTATGTTGGCTGATACTATAACTAATATTACGTTTTTAATAAGAGACGCTTATGGTGATGGTATAATGGCTCCTGGTAATTTTTATGTTTCAATTTGCGAAGACACTATAATATCAGTACCTACACCTAACTTTAATTCTGGTATGTACTGGAACAGATTAGTTCCACAGTGTTTACCTAACCCTCCACCACCAGTCGGTCCTTGTGTGCCAGCAATGGTTAATATAAATTTAGATCAGTTTACAAATGAAACCACGTGGGAAATAAAAGACACAATTGGTAATATTTTATTATCAGGAGGGCCTTATCCAAATGCTCCTGATTATGAACCACAATTTATAATAGTGTGTTTACCTACAGGTCCATTAACGTTTACGATAAATGATAGTTATGGAGATGGGCTTGCTGGTAGCTTGTGGGGAGGTAATGACGGATCGTATTATTTACTTCAATGTGGCGATACCTTAGTATTTGGCGATGTAGCTAACTTTGGGACAGATTCCACGCATACATTCGTTTCTGACACGTGTACACCTCCACCACCGGTACCAGGCTGTATGGATGAAGATTATGTAGAATATAACTCTTTAGCTACGGTGAGCGATAGTAGTTGCACTGTATTAAAAGTATATGGTTGTACTGATAGCACTATGTTTAACTATGATTCTACGGCTAACACTATGGATTATATTGATAGCTGTGATTATACGCTTATATTACATGATCTCGTTGGTAATGGTTGGGTTGGTAGTAGATTAGAGATTTACCAAGAAGATACAACTGTTTTTTACATGAACCAACCAGGTTTAAACCAACAGTTTACAATACAACTTAACGCCCCTGAGATAGTTAAAGCTAAGTTTTTTGTTAGTCAACAAGCCTCTAATACCGCTTTAGAGTGTGGTTTTACTTTACAAAACCCAATGGGTGACACAGTTATAAGTGTAGTTCCTCCTTTTATTGTTCCTTTTCAAACATATACAGGTACCACTTATTGTGGCAACGAGTGTGTAGATGTAGTTGAAGGCTGTGTAGATTCAACTGCTTTTAATTACAACGCTTCAGCCAACACACCAGAGCCTTGTTATTATTACCCAGGTTGTATTAGTCCGGCTTATTTAGAATATCATACAGACACAACTAATGGTTACTATACTGATATTAACGTGCAAGATAGCTGTCAGGTTTTAGCTTTATTTGGCTGTACAGACTCAACGGCTTTTAATTATGATCAAAATGCTAATGTTGATAATGGTGGTTGTGTTCCTGTTGTAACTGGTTGTATGGATGCTTTTGCTTTTAACTACAACGCTTTGGCTAACACACCAGATACATGTATAGCATTTGTTTACGGGTGTACTAATCCGTTAGCTTTTAATTATGATAGTTTAGCTAATACAGATGATGGAAGTTGTATAGCCACTGTGCTTGGTTGTACAGACCCTACAGCTTTTAATTATAACCCACTAGCGAACGTAGATGATAGTTCTTGTGTTGCTGTAGTTTATGGATGTACTGACCCAACAATGTTTAATTATAACGCTTTGGCAAATATAGATAATGGTAGTTGTGAGCCTTTTGTTTATGGTTGTATGGATAGTACTATGTTTAATTTTAATCCTTTAGCAAATGTTCAAAATAATATTACTCCTTGTGTTCCTTTTGTGTATGGTTGTACTGATCCATCTATGCTCAACTACAACCCGCAAGCTAACACGGAAGATTTTAGTTGTATCGCTTATATTTATGGTTGTACTGACTCTACTGCCCTTAATTATGATTCAA